GACCGGTGTCAGATTCGGGCGGGGTGTCATCGTCCGCGTACCTTCCCTAGCGCCGCTTCCACGGCTCGTGTGTAGATGGTTTCGACCGCCGGCGCCGCGTCGTCCAGGGACGACGTCAACGCCCGCGACGGGGTGATCCGGTGCCGGGCCCACCCGAACTCCTGCACGCCGGCGTACACCAGGGGCGAGCTGACCGTGACGCCGTCGTCGGCGACGGCCGCGGCGAACGACGCCGCCAGTGCACCCGAGCGGCGGCGGGCCCGGCCGTGCACCAGGCGCAGCACTTCACCGCCGGCGGCGGTGTGTGCGGCGGTCAGATTCCGCACGTCGTCGGCGAATTGGTGCATGGTGCGGGCGAATTCCGCGGCGCCGAGCACTTCGACGGTCACGCCGACGCCTTCGCCTTCGCCTTCGCCGCCGCCGGCGCCGGGTGGTGCTTGGTGCCGGTCATCGGCTGCCGCGGCCGGGTGATCGGGACGCCGATCTGCAATTTCTGAGTGGCGCCGCCGGTGCCGTAGGTGAAGGTGACGGTGCCGCTGATCTGGAATTCGAAGTCGCTGGTCAGCGGTGCACCGTATTCGTCGGCGCCGAAGTCCAGCGGGTCAAGCACCAGCGTGCCGGTCGCGGTGGTGCCTTCGGCGTCGTTCGGGGTGAAGATAAACGACTGTTCGGTGCCGGGCGCCGACCAGGACAGCGCGAACAGCCCGGCGGCGCCGTCGTCGGTGTCAATATTCAGGTTGCCTTTCAACGCCGCGGTGTAGGTGACGGCGCCCGGGATCTTATCGCCGCACAACACTTGTGTGGTGTCCTTCTGGTCCTTCGTCGGCGTGATCCGGCACCCGTTGACCAGGCAAGACACGTCGATTTCGGTGCCGATCGCGCCGATTTCCAGGGTGCCCGGGCCGAGATTAACCGTCATGGTGTGTTCTCCTTCGCTTAGGTGCCGGTCGTGGTTGGCTGATCGTTTCGGACCAGGTCAGTCGGTAGGCGGGCAGCGGCGCCGCCTGGTGCGGGATCAGCAGATCCGCCGGGTCGGCCGTCACGGCCGACCAGCCGAGCGCGGCGCCGACCTGGTCGATCAGGGCGCCGAGCGTGACCAGGTCGACATTCCGGCCGGCGGCGCCGGTCACGCACCAGCCGGTGAACGCCGCGGTGAACCCACCGGCACCGAACCGGAAGGACACCGCCGGCGGCGCCACATACACGCACGGCGGATTGATGTCGCGTTCGTCCAGCACGGCCCGGATCCCGGCGGCCGTCAGCCGGTCGACCACCGATTGCACCGCGCCGGCGACGTCCATCAGCCGACACCGGGCATCGCCCATAGCCCGGTTCGCAAGGCCCGGGCGATTTCCGGGTCATACCGGGACACGTAGCTGACCGACTCGCCGAAGGTTTCGACGCCGCCCGGGGAATTCCGCCGGCGGACCAGCCGGGCCGCGAGCATCACGGCCGCCTGGTACACCTCAGCGTCGGGCGAGTACGCCGGGCCGCCGGCGATCCGGCCGAGCGGGTTGACCACCGGCCAACCATCCGGGCGGGCCCGCTGCACCTGCGGTTCGACCGCGGCGGCGCACCTGGTCACCAGGTCATCGTCGCCGGTGTCCGCCGCCGCCAGACGCAACTGTTCCTTGACGTCGGCGACGTCAAGCCACTGCGGGAGGTAGTCGGGCATCGGCGGGTTACGGCACGGCCGTCACGGTCACGGTGACGACGCCCAGCGGGTCATTCACCAGCTCGGCGTGATAGCCGAACACGCCGACGTCAATTCCGCCATCGGACACGTCGACGGCGCGGACCTTAAACGGGTCACCCCGCGGGGTGTACTGCGTCGCCGCCCGCTTGTCGCCGGCGGTCAGGGTGCCATCGGGCAGCGTCGGCGATTCGAAGATGCGCAGATTGTTGACGGTCGCGCCGGCACCGGACAGATCGACGGATGACGAACCGGTCAGCCACCACGGCGCCTGCGCGGTCGGAATGTCGAGGTAGTCGGCGAACAGATCGGACGCCAGCGCGATAAACGACACGTTCGCGCCGGCCCGCTTCAGTGTTTGCGACGCCAGCCGCACACCGGCGATGACGTCGGCCGCCGGGCCGGCTTGGGTGGCTTCGGCGAGGATCGCCGTACCGATCGCGGCGTCCAGTTTCTTGGCGTAGTCCTGCGTGACCAGCCGCAGCCACGTGTTGATCACCGATTCGTCGCCGAAGTCGAGCCAGATCCGGTCGAAGTCGGCGCCGACCGCCATCCGCTTGGCCAGTAGGTTGATCGGTTCGAACGACAGGTTGCCATCGGTGGGAATCGGTGCCTTCTCGCCGGCGTATGGCTGAATCTGCGGATCCGGCGGGATCCGCTTGAACCCGGTCAGCCGCATCCCGGTCAGCGTGCCGGTGCTGATCGCGTTCGCCCACGGAAGATCCTGAAACGTCGGGGTCCACAACTCCCCCAACCACTGCACCGGGTTCGTCGCCGCCGACGTGGTGCTGGTCGGGGTGATGTTCGCCAGTGCGGCGTTGAGCGCGGCGGCGGTCCGGCCACCGCTGACGAATTCCGCGGCGATCCGGGCGGCCGCGTCGTCCAGGGTCAGCGTCGGCACCCGGCGGCGGTCGGCGGTCAGCCGGGCCGGTGCCCGGGCGGCGCGACGCTGCGCCGGCACCCCGGGCGCCGGCGGCGCCGGCGGGGTGGTCGGTGGCACGTCGGCGTCGTCGTCGTCGTCGTCGCCGGGGTCGCGTTCGGCCGCGATCCGGGCATCACTGAAGGCGGGCAGCGGGACCAGAGCGATCGCCGCCAGCTCGGCGGCGATCAGCTCGCCGTCGTCGCCGAGCTCGACGTCTTCCAGCTCAACGCTCAGCGCGTCCCGGGTGCCCTCCCGCGCCTCCAGTAGCGCCGAGTCGCCGTCCGGGGTCGCCGCTATGTGCAGCTCGGCGGTCAGCCCGTCCGACGTTTCGGTCAGCGACGTGACGTAGCCGACCGGCCGGGTCCGGTCGTGCCCGGTGAAGACCTTCACCCGGCGCAGATCGGCCGGCCAGTGCACGACGCCGGCCGACGCGCGGACCAGACCGGCGCTGGTGCGCCCGTCCGCGGCATACGGCAGGGCCAGACCGCGCAAGGTGCGGTCGGTGGCCGGCCGGCCCGGCGCCGCGGTGATCACCGCATCGGACGCCACTAGCTGAAGGCGGCGGCGGGTCAGTACCGCGGCGTCGCAAACGATCAGGGTGATCCGCCGGCGTTCGTGTGCTGGCATGGTTTCGAACCTTCCTAGTCGGGTGTCGGGGCGCCGGTGCTCGGCGCGAGAGTGCTGGTGAGAGTTGACGTGTCGAAGGCGGTGCGCTGCCCGGCCGGCACCACCGCATCCATTGACAGCGCGGCGGCGATCGCGTCGAGCATCGAACCGAGCCCGTAATCGAGCCACTGTTGATTGCGGGATTCGGGGTTCGAATAGGCCAGGGTCGACCCGGTCGGTTCGGCGTCGATCATGGCCCCGGGGATATTCATGTGCCGGGCGACGTCCAGCGCGGCCGCCTGCCGGCCGCCGACCAGTAGCTCGGCGGAATCGAGCCGGTATTCGGTCAGCTCCAGCGCGCTATTGGTGAACAGAATGCCGTTGTTCTCCGCCAGGGCCCGGCGCACGTTGTCCACCACGGCCCGCCGTTCGTCGTCGGACAACGTCACTTCGCTGGTCTGGTGCACGCCGATCCGGAACGGTGTCCGGGCGGTTTCCGCGGCGGACTGTTCCAGCGTCGACGCCGCCCGGATCGTGGTCGCACCGAAGGACAACACACCTTCGTGCGGGCCCTCGATCAGCAGCACGTCGGCCGGCCGGTCGACCCACTCACCGGCGACCCGGTCCTGCCCGGCGGCGAACGGGTGCCCATCCTGGTCGGTGATTTCGTTGTCGGTGTTGACGTCCCACAGCCCGTACGGGATGCGGACCATCCGGTTAGGGAACCAGCGACCCGACCGCCAGATCGGCCGGGTGACCAGCCACAGCGACCAGCCGTAAAACAACAGGTCGTCGGCGGTGTCGAGCATCCGCTGGAACGGTGACTGCCCGGTCAGCACGCCGTAGCGGGTCATCTGGTCGGCCGTCAGATCGCCGAGCTGCCCGTCAGTGACGTAACACCACTGCGGTTGATAACCGGCCGGCACGTCGCCGGTCAGGGTGAGTAGGGGCAGCTTGGCGACGGTCGGGCAGATCAGGTGACGGGCCCGGGACACCGCCGGCACCTGCATCGCCTCGCCGCGGGTCATCGGCCGCGGCACCGCACCGGGCCAGATGTCGGGCACCACCACGCGCTCGAGGAACGAATCATCAGCCCACGGCGACAGTAGTTGCGCGGTCGGCACACTCAACGCCAGCGCGGCCGTGCGGCCCAGCCCGAACCAGCCGCCGGCCATCAGTGCACCGCGACCAGGCGGCGACGGTCGCGCAGCGCCGCGGTGTCCCGGGCGGTGGTGTCGCCGTGCACGGTGACGGCGTGCCGGTCGGCGACCAGGGCGGCGCCGTCCCGGGTCGAGCGAGGCAGACCACGCCACGGGCAGACCGGGCAGACCGGCAGGAATGACGCGGCACCACAGTCGACCCGGGATATTCGCTGCACGGGCCCGACACTGACACCGACCCCCGACAAACGAATCACACCGGGGTGATTAGTCACCCGGTCGGCGTAGCACGATTTAGTAAATCGTGTTTCAGCCGACGTAGGTCATCGGCCGGACCGGCGCCGGCGGCCGGGCACCGTGCGCCCACAACGCCAGCGACCCGGCGACCAGCGGCGCCACATCGGCCGTAGACGATCGCCGGGACCAGGCCCACCCGTCGCCGGCGGTGCGCCGGCCGGCGCCGGCCACGGCCGCATCTAGCGCGGTTTCGCCGCGGTGCCAGACCGTTTGCTCGGCGACCCGGTCCAGCGTCGCGGCGCACGCCGCGGTGTAGTCCCGGTCGGACAATGTCTGCACGGTCACGCCGAGCCGCACCAGGTCGGCGACCACGGTCAGCGCCGGGCCGGCGGCGGTCGCGGCGATGATCGGCACGTGATGGCTGGCGGCCAGCTCGGCGATCCGCGGCGCGGCCCATGACACCCCGGGTGCGTAGGCGATGACTTCCAGCACCGGCACACCGCCGGCGGCGGCCGGCCAGCAGGCCACCACGGCGGTCGCCGAGCGGTCGACAGCGACGTCGAAGGCGAGCACCGGCGGCACACCATCGGCGGGTGTTGCGTCACGGTGACGAATAGCGGCCCACTGCGCGGCCGGGATGATCCGGGCGCCGCCGGCGACCCACACACACAGGTACTCGCGGGCGAAGCTCGCCGGGCCCATCACCGCGTAGGCGGATTGCAGCGCGTCGACGTCGGTCAGCCCGGCCGCCAGCCCGGGATGAACCCGGGCCCACACCGCCGGATCCGCCGGGTCGTCGTCGTCGGTGGCGCCGTATTCGACCAGCGCGACGCCGGCCGCGCCGGCCCGGGCCATCGCCAGATACCGGGCCAGATACGCCGACTGATCGGTGCCGGCGGTGCCGATCAGAATGAGCTGCCGGCGGCGGCGGGTAGTGAAGCACGGGAGGATTGTTTGGTCGAGCTGGACGCCGAGCTCGGCGTCGATTTCCTGCGGCTCGTCAACGATGACCAGGTCCAGCGCCGACCCGCGCAGCGCACCATCCCGCGGCGGGAACGCCTTCAGATACGAATTGCCGAAGCTGATCCGCTCGGTGCCCTGCGACCGGCGCACCAGCGCGCGCCGGCCGAGCGCCGTCGACGCCAGCTCGGCGATCCGCTCGCCGAATCGCTCGGTGGTGACGTGCCCGGTCTGCGCGGTGTAGGCGGCCCGGTAGTCGCGTTGCTCAACGCACCGGCCCATCGCCAGATCGAAGGCGAACGTGGTCTTACCGGTCTGCCGCGGGTACATGATCACGCACACCGGGTAGGCGTATCCGCCGGCCGGGGTGCGCTCGCCGATCAGATCGGCGACGGCCCGCTGGTGCGCCTTCCAGGGCCGGCCGTGCAGG